TTTGCTACTACATCAAAACGCCCTGCTGTATCGTCATCATCTTGCGTAAACATCCAAGCAGCATTTGTAAGCGTATCATTTATATACCAAGCAATACTAAAAGATATATTACCCATTTCATAAAGTAATACTGGCTTTGGTTTATATGGCTTTAAATCTTGTTTTACTGCATAAGCAACTAAAGGACGACCTAAATCAGTTCCAATAGCATTAAATCGATTAAATAAAAGATTTTCAAAAGGTAATTGTATTGTAAAATCACTTCCATCATTTTCGAAAGTGTACATTAAATCCCCATACTCTCTTTTATTTTCATCAAAGAAAGTTCTATTTAAAACAGCTTCTGATTTTTGATATTTAAAATCAATCTTTTTGTAAGGTTTTACTTTTTGATATTCAATATCTGTAACACAATACTCTGAATAATCCCGAATAGTACCCAAATAGTAAAAATTTTCTAACTGCTCTAAACTAAAATTTATACCATCAGTTGAGTAACAAGTAAGATTGAAAGTCTTTAGTATTCCGCTAAAGAAATCACTTACTTTAATTTCAGGAGCTGTGTCGCATAAATCAATTTTATTATCAAACGTACCACTTCCACTATTGCTAAAAGTTATTTGTGTGCCATCTGTTGGCTGTCTTGGATTGCTTACAATAAATTCGCTTGCCTCGTATGTATAAGTATAATTTACCGAAGTTGCGGAATAGTCATTTGTTATTTCAAAATGATAAGTACCCACTCCTGTTTGTCTAGATATTAAATAACTTATTGAAGTGCCACGTCTACGAATATTTTGTAAAAATGCTCCATTCTTATAAATTGATAATGTTAAATTTTGGGTAGTTGCTACGTTTACATTTAAAGTAAATAAACCATTATTTGTAAAACTACTTACTACTAAATTATCTAAACTCGCTGATGTTTCAAAGTTTTCATCTGATTGTGAAGTAGGAAAAGTAATTCTATTTGGCGCTGATTTCATTACGAATTTCTCTGCTTCATTTTTTTTAAACCAAACAAATAAACGTTTCCATCTTTCTTGCTCAAAAAAAGCGGAACTAAAAGATAAATTATATTTATTTTCAATAGCCTCAAATATCTTTGATACTCTAACGGCTGGAAATAACTCATCAAATGCAATAGAGCCACTTAAATTTGTAGGAGATTCAGCAGCTACACCCTCTGTTCCCCAAATACGTTTAGAACTTATTAAAGGGTATCTTACATTTTGTGGAGTTAATGAAGTGATATTTGTTCTTACATTTGCCGGAGAGTACACTACTGAAAAATCGTTTAACTCTCTTACATCGCTTAACATATCCTCACCAAATTTATCGGTTAAGGCTTTTAAGTTTCCGTAAAAAGTAATCTTATAATCTTCAACTCTATTTTCTTTTATAGTTGCACTTTCTAACTGCCATTTTCCAACTCTAAAAGTACGTGTATCTATTTCAATATAGCCATCGTATCTTACTCTTTGGTCAAATCCATTATCCATACTATTATCATACCAATATTTAAAGATTGCATTATTGGTATCACTTGCAGGAATAGTAAAAGATTGAGAGTAATCCGTGAAAACTTTTGATATATCGTTAATATTTTGAATACTTGAAGTAACGCTTATTTTTTCATCATCAAATAATTCAATGCGTTTCGCTATTCCATCAACATAAATGTAAAGTGCTACCATTATATTACATCGTTTATTAGTCCGTAATTGTATTCAAATTCAATTTCGTAGTTTATATTCTTATTTTGTAAGTGCGTTTTGTATTCTGAACTTTGACTTTTAACTATTGCAGGTTTATTGTCTAATAAAACAGTTTCACTTAAAAGTAAATCTTGAATTAACTCGGAATAGTTTTCATCAACCCAACCCGTATTACATTTTATCTTTTGCGTACCTTGAAAATTAAAACGCTGTTTAATGCCTTGTAATGGATTAAAATCTATTGATGATGGTAATAGATTGTAATCTTTAGATTTTACGTCTATGCCTTGCTGATTAGCTTTAAAGAAAGTAAGATACTGCCAACCTCCAAAACGATTAATAAACGTGCAAATTACAGGTGTATATTTTGGCTCGCATAATTGTTCAGCGTAAAATAAATCAGTTTCTACATATTCAGTTTCTTCTAATATTGGAAATTTCCAAACTCCTGCATCTTCAATAGTTACATCACCATAAGAAGTAGAATAGGTTTCCTCTTCTAAAAAGAAGTTAACATAATTAGTTTCAAAATCTTTTACGTAGTTTTTAATATCTGTATTGAAAAGTGGCACTATTGTATCAGTTGTACTTTGATTGTAGCCATCTAAATAATTAGTGTACCCATTCAAACAAACAAAAGTTTCATCATCTAACTCAACATCATTTGAATATCGCACTACTTTCATATAGCACCACGTATTAACGTTTTCTTCTGTTGGTTCAGTAGGTACAACTGGCGCAATTGGTTTAATAAATTCAATTGCAAAATTAGATACATTCCACGATATATCCGTTTGCGTTGGACTTGGTACTGCTTTAGTTAAAGTATAGTTTGGAGTTGTTGGTTCGGTTGTTCCTTTGTTCCATAAAAATACTTCTATCTTTGCTGATGTCTGCCCAGTTTCATTTACCTCGATAAAATATGGACTTCTGATAAATATCTTTTTCATTTCTTATTAATTGTAAATTGTAAAAATTGTTCAACATCTAAACCATACGCTTCAACTAATTCATCTGGTAATCTTTCAAACGCTTTTTCAAATGGTTTTGTAAAAAATAAACTCGGTTTAATTCCATTCTTAAAAATACCATTACGAACTAAAAACGCTGTTGATTGATAAGACATAAATTTTCCTGTTTCTTTATTACGAAATTGAAAACGTCTTTTTGTTACCCATTGCGTAATTGGTTTTAATGGTGGTTTTTTACTTTTGTAACTAAATGGAGTATTATATTTCTTTTGCGTTCCGCTAACTCCTTTATCTTGATACGCTCCGTAATCTTCCATTAAGAAAGCCATTCTAAAACTATTTGCTCCTACTTCAATTTCTTTATCTAGTGAGTCATATAGTTTTTTATCTACATTTTTATTCTGTTTAGTTAAATTACTCCTACTCTGCTGAATTACATATTTAGCAAATGCGTTTAAATACTCTTTTGTATTCTTATTATCTAACATATAGTCATTTCATTTCGAACTAATACATCAAATGTAACTGCCCAACCTGCCAAATCATTTTCAAATCTTTCCGTAAATGGTTCAAAACTTGGCGAACCTGTTAACTCCCAAAAATCACTTCTTAAATCCCCACGATTTAACCTATCTAAAACTCGAACTCCGACCGCCATTTGAGTATTCCAAATATCAACCTTATTACTTTCATCTTTTTGGTTAAGTAAATCCATCATTAAAATAGTAACATTAAATTGAATTGTATTACCTTGATGCGTTGCACTGTTAATCATAATATGCGACAAAGGGAAAAGTGTACGTTTGGCTAAATCAACCTCGAATATATCACCTTCAGTAGCTGTATTAACAAAAGGTTCTTCTAATAACGCTTCTTTTATTTTATTTATTAAACTATAAACCATTTCGTTTGATATTATTTATTTCTATTTGTGTTTTTTCCTTTTCAAATACTAACCACGTCATTAAAGTGGTTATTGGCAATTTAGTTACTGCGTCGAAGTTGAGAATGTTTCCCTGAGCTGCTGCGTAAATTGATTGATACCAACCCCATTTTCTTCCAAAAGATTCTTCACTTGCTCCGATTGTTCCGCTTCGTTCTGTATATAGTCCGTCAAACCGCTCGCGCAATCGTTTAGCAAAGTCGAAAAAAAAAGCATACAACCTAACGCAATATCTAAAGGCATATATTTTAAAACCTCTGAATACTTATCTGAACTTTCGTAATCTTCAATAGTATAAAGTTTGTTTACTTTTGTTTTAATCGGTCTAAATAACACCGCCATTGCTTTATGAAGTGTTTGCGTATCACTTAAATAGCTTTCAATATCAATATACTCACCAGAACTTAAATCTTCTAACTTCGGAATAAATCCAAACTCATAAACTCCTAATTTAAAAGTTTGTGTAAGTTTAGGTTTTTGTTGTAATAGTTCGTTAATATGTTTTAATATTTCGCTTACTTCTGCTATTCTTATTCTAGCAACATCTTTTAATTCAATGTTACAAAAGATTTCAATCGTCTTTTGATTTACAAATTCACTCGGCTCATTATCCTTTATCAACTTTTCAAATCGTTGATATTGGTAAAGAGTAATTTCGTTTAGATTTTCAGGTATGGTTATATTTATTTTCATATCATTATTAAAACACAATTAGTTATTTTTTGTATTAAGTGCTATTTTTTTATTAATTCTACACTATCAAATCTAATATTAGTATATTCTTTATTTATATCTAAATCCAAAAATATTAAATATCTATTGTATAAATCTTCCGATATAAAGATTGATTTATTACTTCCTATCATTTTACTTAATTCGTTTATTACTGAATAATCTTTCATAATTTTATATTTGATTAGTTGCTAATTTATAAGCGTGAATAAGTTTCTTTATTTCTCCTACATTGCGAGGCATATTTATCTTAACATTTTTGCCTGTCTTTTTTAAAATATGTATTTCTACCATTTCAATCATTTCTCCGTATGTAGGTTGATTAGTAGACATAGTAGTTACCTTTGTTTGGAGTTCCTATTGATTCCATTTCGTGATACCTAAAAGCATCTATTGCGTGATTAAACATATCAATAGGTTTATTTAAAGTAGCACCTGTTTTTTTGTCTTTATCCCAAGAGTATTTTCGTAGTTCGTTTATTAAGTTAGTACTTTGTTTTGTAATTAAATACTCTTGCTCTTGCATTACTTGAATACCAAAATTTATACTGTCTGAACCTTTGCGGACTGCTCTCGCATTAATTCCGAATGCTCTTAATTCAGCTATTGATTTTGGTTCAGCACTATCACAATAGCAATCCTCTTGCGTTTTAATAAACTTTGCTATCTGACTATTCGATAATTCTTTTTGATAACATATTTCGTTTATAATTCTTTTATCATTCCATTTATAAACCTCAACTATTGCGGTCGGGTCGTTTGAATAACCAAAGTCTAAACCATAACCTAAAAGACGTGCATCGTTTGGTAATACGTCAATCTGTTGCCAATTATTAAAGATAACTCCTTCAAGTGTACCTATCTGACCAAGTCCGTAAACCTTCCACCAGTTCTCCCAATAGCTTGAAGTTTCGGCTTTTACTTTTGCCTTTTCAATTTCTTTTACTATTGCAGGGTCAAGTGCTTCATTATCTTTGTAGGTTAAAATTACAAAATCAGAATTATCATCTTGCATTAATTCAGTATGTACCCAAAATTCATTTGTAGGATTGTAGTCTAAATAAATAAATTTTTTGGTACGGATTGCTAATTGCTGATAACTTTCAAATGATACATTATTACATTCGTTTATAAAAAGAATATCACGTCTTGCACCTCGTAGCTTATCAGGTTGGTCTGCACTAAAAAATTCAATATAACTTCCGTTTGAAAATTTATAAGTTAAGTTTGATTTATTAAAATTATTTGGGTTAAAATTACCTACCCAATCCATTATTTTTAAAAAGTCTTTTAACGCACCACGTTTTAAATGCGGTATTGATTCAGATACAACTGATATTTCAGAGTTTGGTTTATCAGCTGCGTAGTGTATTAAAAATGGTAAAATCGTAAAGGTTTTAGAACTTGATGTTCCGCCCTGTACGATTCTAATTCTTTTTTTTAGTTTAGATATTTTACTCTGTGCCGTCGTCTGTACTAACATCTAAATCTATATTTTTAAAGATAGGTTTTTCAACTTCTTCTGTTACTTGGTGATTCATTGATAACTTGCGTAACTCTTCAGGACTTGCAATCAATTTCATTAACGCCATCTGCAAAGCTGGTGCGTTTGATTTATACCATTTAGAACGCATTGAAACTTTAAGTTCTGTCCGGTTTGTTTCTAACAATCCTTTTAGCTCGTCCAATTCGTCGGAATCAACTGGGAAAAAATCATAAAAAGTTTGCTTTGCACATGGCAAAAAAGCAACAATGTCTTCAATGAAGAACAATTTATTTTTTACAATAACTTCCTTAGCTTGTTCAAATATTTTTTTCCTATCGTATGCCATTCTATTTTTTTTTATATATTTGTCAAATCAAATGCGATGTTAGTGTAATGGTTGCACGCTTGACATTCCAGTTAAGAGGTAAAGTTCGAATCTATTACGTCGCTCTCATTTAAACCCTGTCTTTCGGATAGGGTTATTTTTTTGCCCTTATACATTCCGGCTCCAAACTCATCAATTTTTTTAAATTCTATTTCTGGAACATTTAATTTGCAATTTTTATCAATTAGGTAAATATACCTATTTTGAAATCCTTTTAATGCTTTTGCACCCTCAAAGTTATATTTACTATCTCCTCTCTTGGCTACAATGCTACCGTCTTTTAATTGGTAAATTGTTGAGTTCTTATTTATCTGAGTAAGTTTAAATCCTGAAGCTCTATAAATAGTTCCGTCTCCGCATTGCGTTGCGTCTGAATATGATAAGATCCATTTTATTTGAGGTGCATTTTTCTTTAATAGTTTAATTGAAATTGCAATACAACGGCTTTCTGAGTATTTAGGTAAATAGTCATCAAATGCCATTCTGTTTAACTCAAGCATTTCGTTCCATTTCTCGTTATCGTTTTGCTTTCCGCTATCAACTAACTTCAAAACGTTTCTTTTATCCATTGGAGGACCATAACTCATTACTCCATGTAATTTGTCATCCAAAAAGCATCCAAAATGCAAAGTGCTTAAATTAACAACTTTACCGCTGTAATGATGTTTTTTGACAAACTCATTTGCGATTTTTGACGGTATTACTTTGACTAATATTTCCTTTGCTCTACCCATTGCATGATAATTAAATAAAGTGCGTTTCCATTTGAGTTTTCGTTACCCATTGTCTCAGCGTATTTGTATTCCTCTGTTGCTTTTATGTCTGCTATTGCGTTTTTTATTTGCTCAGCTTGTTCGTCTGCTAATGTAAAAGTCATTTGTTGAAACGGTGCTTTATCTCCGTCTGGCAAACTAAAATCATCGCCTAACTCATCTGCATCAATATCAAAACCTAGCAAATCCAATCCCCATTCTTCTAACTGCTCATTATCCCATTCATTGGCTAACATTTCAAAATCCCAATCTCCACCGCTTGTGTTGTCTTTAATCAAAAATTCTCGTTGCTGCTCCTCCGTAAGGCTATCAGCTATAATAATAGGCACTTCTTTAAGTCCGGCTTCTTTGCACGCCTTAAATCGCATATTTCCACCTAAAATAATCATATCTGAATTGACTACAATAGGTCTAATATCTAACATTTCAGGGAAGTCTTTAATTGACTGCACTAATTTTTTAAACTTATCATCTTTAATCAAACGTGGATTGTTTGGATTCAGCTTAATTTCTGATATTTTTATTGTTTTATGATTACTCATTTGTTTGCGTAGTATAAACTTTTTCGATTTCGTTTATCATATCTCTCCAACAACTCCCGCAAGTTGAACCACGATAAGGAGTATTGAAAACTCTTTCGTAAATTGCTTTTAATTGCTCTTGCATTTTGATTGTTAGTTGATTTGGTTTGTTTGGTAAAAATTCTTGTAACCAAATTAAATCCGTTTCGTTTATGCAACTTACTTGTTTGTAAGTCCATAGTTTGTTAAGTGCTTCTTTACGTTCTTCACAACCGCAATCAATTCCAGTTACTTCTGAAATTTTATCTACAACAGATTTTATACCTGTTGCTGTTGTGAATTGTTCTATTGTATCACCTAATCCTTTTGCTTTTCTTCCTCTTGCCATTATTTTAAATTATTATAATCGGTTTGAAATAAATCTTTTAATTTTCTTTTGTGTTCTTTAAGCGAGTGAAAAATACTCGTTTTGCTTATTTTTGTTTCGTTTGCTAATTCTTGCATACTTAAACCGCTATCCCTATAAATTGTAAATAACTTTTTATCGTATGCATCCCAACTATTTACTTCCGCTTCGCATTTGGTTCTGAACTTATACCAGTCAATTTCTTCATCTTCGTTAAATTCATCTACTATTAAATATTTTTCGTCAACATCACCTTCATTATAAAACGATTCGTAATTGTCTTTTTTTAAAAATTGTCTAATAAATACTGAACGAATACAAATAAATACATAACTTTTATTTAAAATATCGTTTGTAAAGCATTTATCGTAACTTGAATACAAGTGCATCTTTATATAAGTTTCTTGCACTATGTCCTCTGCATCTTGTTTAGAGAATACTGAAGCCATTTTAATAAGCTCTTTATGATACTTGTATAGTTCGTTTAACATATTTAATATAACCGCTTAAAACTAACAAAAAAGCGGTAATATAAGCCATTGTAAGAACGTTTTAGTTTGTGTAAATATACAAATTTATTTAACTTGCAAACATTTATAAAAATAATTTTTTGACTTTTTAAATTCAAGCCATTTGCCAAAGGTCATTTTTTGTTCAAATTCTTCATCTGAAAACCTATGATAAGCAATTACTTTTACTATTGTGTTTGCATCTAAAAAATAGTTGTGTTGTTGTTGTTTAGCCATTTTTTAACTCTTTAATCTTTTCTTTGTATATGTAAATTAATTCTTTCAACTCATCAAAAGTAAATTTTTTCTCAATTTTAGCAATACTATCTAATTGTTCTAATCTTTCAATACCAATTCTTTCAATCAATCCTTTTCTATATTCAATTAAATTTCCTGATAATTTAGAGTTGCAATAATACCAACATTGAGCGTGACAATTATCTTCGTTAAAAGTTACGTTTTTGTGATTTCCTGAACTATAATAATGTCCGCAAGATGAAGTATAGTTTATTGCGTTACAACTAATACAAGG